CGATCTGGGAGATGACGTCCTTGCCAATATGGGAGATCCTCTTGCAAACTTAAATGCGGCAGCCATCGGCGCCGGTGTGTCAACATCGGTGATGTTCAAAGAGCAGTGTTTTTTGTTAAGCTTTATTTCAGATCTTGCCGCCCACAAAAGGTTAGCTCTGGATCGAGGTACCGACACTAGACCATCAACGAAGAGAATTCCGTATCACTCTGATTCTGCAAACAAAGATCAAACTCAAAACAATGCTTCCATTTTAATCGATGGCGAATCTTACGGATTCCTTAACAAGCTAACTCAAAATCCAAGATTGGGAAGGTTTTATAATGCACTAAACCATGAATTATCAAATTTGCAACCAAAGATACGCCTATGGAAAGTAATATTCGACGATCAGGGTAACGAGCAAGAGATAGAAATTAAGTTTGAGTCACACTTTAGCGCCGCTGATCTGCAAATGTTTAGGGGCTCCGTCGCTCGCGGCGTGGGAGCAGGGCTCAAGAGTTTCAACTTTACTTATGACGGCAGCAATCCATTTTCAGTGAAGAAAAGTATCAAGGCAAACCTAAAGATATTTGCCAACACGATGTCGGAAATATTGAGAGATCGCCCAAGTAGCTATGTTGACGATCAGGGTGTAGTAAGAGCAACAACATATAAGTATAGCGATTTAGCCATGAAAACATGGAACACGGCAGAAGTAAATGCGGAAACAGCCCCTGCGACCTGCTCACCGGATTTCGACTTGCGAGAACAAAATGCCGAAAAAGCCGAGTTAAATTTCAGACTTAAAGCAGAAGTGGGTTTTTCACAGCCTATGAATAAAATGAGTTCTATGAGCGAAGATTTGAGGGAGGCCCTCTCGGAAGCGTTTGTAACCTTAAACTTAACACCAACAGTACACAACTTCGAAATAGATGACATGGGAAGAGTTGTGTTCAATATGAATTTCCTTGCTTATATAGAGCAATTCTTTGATCAGTCTATGTTCAATGTATTTACTTCAGGTCCGATTACGCTGCAGCAGATGTATCGAAAGGAAATACTGAGATATTATAATACGCAGGGCTGCGATGCCGAGCAGATAGGGCAGAAAAAAGAAGAGTTCAGCACCCAAGTCAAAACGGAACAAGAGGAAGCGATCGCCAGTTTGCTTGGAGACATGATCTCAGCAGATCTCATATATTATCTGACAATACCTTATGAGAAAATATCGAGTTTCCTATCCTTTGGACCACACAACAGTTACGATGATTTCTTAGGTACAAACAGTAGCTTTAATGTTCTTTCCAACGCATCTCACAATGCACATATACAGCAGAGAGTGCAGGACGCCCTCGGGTATGCATTCGGGGATGAGGCGGAAAACCTCGGCACCAACGAGACTACACAGGGCGAGATGCAAGCAGCACTGCTTGGCAATGATCCACGCGAGCATGATTTATCGTTCTTCTATTTGAGTGATTTAATTGATTTGGTATTAAAGAAGATAGAGAGTGGGTTAAAGCAGGCAGTCGATGATATACAATACATAGGTAGGCAGCCCGACGGTGCTCTTATTCCATGTGAGCGTATAGCATCTAACAAAAAAGACTTAGTAACCGCACAGAAGAATTTAAAGAAAGTGAGAATCGCGTTAGGTCCAGTAGAGTTCTCGCATGCCAGTCCCCGCGACGGAAAGAGATCAATATTTGTTAATCTAGGCGACGTCCCAATCTCAGTTAAATATTTTATTGAGTGGCTGACAAGCAAGATGTTACAAAAAGATCAGACATCTTATTCGTTGACCAAATTTGTAAATGATCTTATAAACAACTTGTTGTCTAATTTCTTAAACAACGATCAGTGCTTCGGCTATAGTGTCAAACAAAAGACGAGGCTAAATCAATCTGCGATATCAAGCTGGTCTCCTTCAACTGAACACGATTCGGTTAGCAAACGAATGATCGAGGTGCTCCAAACTGACGGCGCGTCAACAGGTATAAAGAACTTTAGAACACACTTGAACGCCTTCGAAGGACAGATGCCCGTTCTGAACCCATCCGGGCCTAGCAACAGTGCAAGAACCAGCATGCCATTCCAGAATCAATATAACTTCTTTGTATATTTTGCTGGGCGCGTTATGCCCTCGGAACTAATGAGAGGCAACAAATTTGACGACGAGAATAATTTTGGTATATTTCACTATATGCTTGGAAGAGATCGAGGCCTCGTCAAAAACATAAAGCTCACAAAAACACAAACAAAGGGCTTAGCAGAAGTCAGGTTTGAAAGTCAAGGATTTGATGGACTTGAGCAACTGAGGGTCACGTATGATGCCCAAGTCGATATGTTCGCTAGCGTGAATACTTTTCCAGGTACGTACATTTATATCGACCCAAGAGGTTTTGCTCCCGAAGGTTCGGGTACAGACGAGTTTCGTCTAACAGATCTTGGTATTGGTGGTTATTATATGATAGTGCGCTCTGAACATGAGTTCGCCGAGGGCAAAGCCAACACAATCCTACACACCAAGTGGGTCAACCAGATCGATAGAGATGAAGACGATGCGCAAGCACAGTCAGTTACAGATCTTGGTGGTGCCGGTGATGCAATTTCAAGAAGGTGCAGTATTCAAGTGAGGGAGCCTTCAACACCAGAGCCACCAACCAGCGGTTTTACCTGGAACCCATTCGATTAAGCTAAGGATTAAAGGAAAGATAAAAAATGTCAAAATTATATGCAGAATCCAGAGGCGAAGGAAGTCGAGATCTCTTTAACAAGAGAGTTATGTACCGCCGCAGAGTCAGAAACGCTGCCGGCAACAACAGGAATATAGTCGATTTTACTATCGGAGAGAAAAAGCTATACGGCAAGGTTGATATGTGGCATTCCCCTATCTATATAAAATATGATTCTAGGTTGAGACCAATTAGGGGAGTAGACCCTAGGCAGCCCCCCAAAGCTTTTAATTTTGTAGCAGATTTATTTAATGAAATGATTTTGGAATTTGAAAGATGTACGATAAACGGACAAATTGATAAAACAGATCCGTTCTTGTCCTCTGTCGTTGCTCACAAAGCCTACACTAATCCGATTTTTGGCTATCGAGAATACAAAGAGATATTTTTAAAGAAGGTTAAAAGTCGGTTTGTGAAGAATAATATAATGATAGAAGATTTTCCGCACTTCCTAAAAGAATTTATGAAGATAGCAACAACGGCGTTCAAGTCCACGCCCTTTACCTATGCTGGATATGTAAAAAGCGATTTGAATTCTATAATGAGTAGTGGTTTGGCGATTGAGATCGCCGACTTGGATTACAATAACGATAAAGAGAAGGTCGATGTTTTTATGAAGAGCAAGAACTGGCCATTTTTTGTCAACGCCTGCAACAAGTATGGATTTATAATTGATCATAATATACCTTGGCGAATAATATGTGATATAAAGGCGCCCGAGATTGCCTTCGTTCGTGCAAAATATTATTCGTCAACTCAAGAGGTGTTCGACATGGGCTACACAAGAGCCTCAGTCGAATCATTTATCTCCCTACCAAGAGATTTGATAGAACTATACAACGCAGTAAAAAGAAATAGATTTAAGAAGCAGGTTATCTGCGGCAAGAGGGTAACTCACGAGGTAATCAGGCCACCATCATATACAGTTAACGAAATCCTAGAACAATACGGACTTGACCACTTTTTAAAAATCTACATGAAGCTAAGATTGCTGGAAGAAAAGCCCGATATGGACGTAGAGAAAAAGAAATTTTTAATTAGAGACACTCTCGAATACGTTAGACTCAAAGGCAATTATACCTACGTAGAAACTTATTTTGAAAGATTTATTAATAAACCATTTGACAAAAGGTACTCATCCACGTATAATAAGAATGTAGTTTTACCTGCGCGCCGAAAAGCGATGCAGGAGAAAAAGCAGGCTTTCTCTGCAAGTGAAGTTAAACAAGCTATGACGAGTTATTAATGATTTTTCAGACATTGGACGATAAGTCCGAATGCGTTGGTGTCTATGTTGGCGGCCAATTATATTTTGATGATATTCCCGAAGACCTAACGGTAACGTGGAAGTATAGCGGCTCCCTATCCGACAAGGACGTAGAGTTTGTGGGGCTGTGGACAAATGGTCTGAGCATTGAAGAGTGCTGCCCAGAAGAACACGCGGATGAGTTGAGGCAGTGCCGCAATAAACTAGAGGCTTATTTGAAGTCATTCAAGATCGCAAAGATTAACATGCAAGACCATTGTATGTTCGATATGATACCTCAAGATTTCTTAATGCGTTTTTGTGAGGTTAAAAATAAGATCACGAAACACGTACAAGCCACGTGGAAAAAGCCAAGTAATTATCGCCATCTATCCGAAGTCGACCAGCTACTGCACAAGATCAGGTACCAAGGACTTAACCTGTCAGTCCAAGATTGCCGCCACCTACTTACGTCAACCAGAGATCGTGATAAAGCCAAGGCTCTAATCAACAACTATCGGCAAATTGACTACAATTTGTTTGGAACCGTAACGGGTCGCCTAACAACGAAGCCAAACTCGTTCCCAATATTGACCCTGAGAAAAGATTTGCGCCAGATGATTAAGCCGCAAAACGATTTGTTCGTTTGCCTAGATTACAACGGCGCAGAGGTAAGAACACTGCTGGAACTTAATGGAGAAGAGCAACCAGATATAGACATCCACCAGTGGAACAGTAAACACCTCTTCGAGCAGGAAATCGCGCGCGACGAATGTAAAGTAAGATTTTTCGCGTGGTTATATGACCCGGCTTCAGACGATATTGAGAGCGAACAATATGATCGTAAAAAAGTTCTTGACAAATGGTACGTAGACGGTTATATTAATACACCATATGGTCGAAAGATTGAAGTAGAAGAAAGGAAAGCATTGAATTACCTATTACAAAGCACCACGTCTGACAGGGTTCTGTCCAAGGCTGTAGAGATCGATAAGTTTTTAGTAGAAAAAGACTGCTCATCTTATATTTCTCACATTGTACATGACGAAATTGTAATTGACTACTGCGATAATGATCGCTCTCTGATTCCGCAGATTAAACAGATCTTTGAAGACGGATATCCGTGTAATTTGACTGCCGGCAAAGACTACTACAACCTTAAAGAGCTAAAGATATGATCTCTGTTGTGGGAATAGGCTCAGCGGCCTCGAAAATAGCGAGTCTGTTCGGTGAGACGAACAACTATGATGTATACCAACTGAATAACTCGATCAAACGCTCGTCCAAAAGAAAATTTAAATTAAAGAGCTTCGAGAACCCAGAAGAGTATGAGAATAATGTACCCAATTTAAAACAGTTCTTTTCGGAGATCGCAGATGACGTTCAAGTCATCGTTATGGGCTCCTCATATAGCTCAAACTATACGCTGGGAGTTATAGAACAGATTAGAGATAAGAACATAGAAGTATTCTATATTAAGCCTGACTCTGAGCTACTGACAGGCGCGCCTAAGTTAATAGAGTGTGCGGTCTTCGGAGTACTACAAGAATATGCACGCTCAGGGTTGTTCAAGTCACTTACGGTAATTTCTAATCTTGAGATAGAAAATTCACTTGACAATATTCCGATTAAGAAGTATTATGAATCTATTAACGACACAATATTTTCCATGATCCATTATGTAAATTATTTCACACACGCTGAGCCAGAGATCGGTATGGTTTCTAAACCGCTTGATATCAATCGAATCCGTGCCATCGGAGCAATCAATCCTAAGAATCTTGAAGAAAAATGGTTTTTTAAGCTTGACACGCCGCGCGATGTATGTTATTATATATGTATAAATCAGGAAACATTAGAAACAGATGGCACATTACACCGAAAACTCGTCGACATTCTCAAGAACAAGCCGAGGAACACTTTTCAACGTGTATCATATGCAATCTATGAAACACCACACCAAAACGACTTTGGGTTCTGCGTTGCCCATACTAACGTAGTCCAAAAAAACACTTGACAAGCTAGCTCAAGTGTATTAAACTAGATGTTGAGGAAAGCTCAATATACTTTACCCACTATAGGAGAAATAAAATGGGAATTGACATGGAACTAATGCGACGAAAGCTCGCAACACTCAGGGGTGATAACCCCGACCAGAGAACTTCGGTTTTCTTTAAACCAGATGAAGGAGACACAGACATTCGTATTGTGCCTGCTCCAGATGGAGACCCACTTAAGGAAATGCATTTTCATTATAATGTGGGTGAGCACAAGGGAGGCATTCTTTGTCCGAAGCGAAACTTTGGAGAAAGCTGCCCAATTTGTGAGTTCGCTTCGTCCTTATGGAAGGAAGGAGTGTCAACTAACGATGAGGAAAGCAAAAAGCTTGCAAAGAGTCTCTTTGTACGCCAACGCTATTTCTCACCAGTAGTAGTCCGAGGCCGAGAGGAAGAGGGCATCAAGATGTACGGCTATGGTAAGAAGGCTTACGAGCTTCTTCTTGGTTATATTCTTGACAAGGATTACGAAGACATTACAGACATTAAGACCGGTACCGATATTACTTTGACTTATACAAAGCCAAATCGCCCCGGTGCATATCCTCAAACAAGCTTGAAGATGCGTCGAAACACATCCACACTCCTGCCTGATACGGAAGCGATCCCCGCCCTCCTCGATCGTATGCCGGATGTAGATTCTCTCTTTGAGCGTCTCAGTTCAGAGCAGGTAGACGCTATCCTAGACGCACAGCTTTCTGGAGATAAATCTGCAGAAGGCCGCTCGTCGGAGACAACCAAGTACGCTCCCTCCAACGGAACAAGTGAGGTTGATCGCGCGTTTAATGAACTAATGAACGGTTGATCTAAATAGTTTGTTTGAGAACCGATGGCAGACCGGGTGCCCAAATAGTCTGCCGCATTCTTATAATAGGAGATAATATGTTAGAATGGTTGAAGTCCACTTGGGCTCGATGGAAAGTGCAAGTTAGCTTTGTTGGAGGTGTCCTTGTGGTCGCCACAGCATACGGAACTTGTAGTTATGAACCACAAGTTGTATCAGATGCAGGGGATAATTCCAGCGCTGTAGAAGCAACAACAGAGCCTGTTTCTGTGGAGGTGTCAGAGACAACCACCACTGAAGCAAATACCGATGTCGGAAACGAAGAAGGTGTTACTGCGGAGTCCACTACAGGTGGCACCAATACTACCAGCGAGTAGTAATAAACAGCCGCTGGCAGACCGGTCCAAAGTCTGCCGCTTTTTATCACAAAGGAGAACGAAATGAGTGAAGAGCACAATATGTTAGAGGAGATGATTGAAGCGCTTATGAACGCCCGATCAGATTTTAGTAAATTTTATGAAGATGGTAACAGTGCGGCAGGAACTAGAGTTCGCAAGGCTATGCAAGAGGTGAAGGCGCAGGCCCACACACTTCGTCTTCATATCCAAGAAACAAAAAACAACAAGTAAAATAGCACTTGACAATTCCTTGACACAAAACCCTTGCAAAACCCCTTCGCCTATGGTATATTATATAGGTAATCAAGAAGGAGAAAACCAATGAAGATTATACCTACAATCCTTTCGACAGCGCTTCTCGGCGCCCTCACGACTCCGGTCGCACACGCTAGCCAAACTCCCTATATGTGGGGAATTGGACCAACTGTTAACACCATAGTCCTACCAGGAAACCACCCGTTCGAGTTCCCAGACGTAGTTAAGTCTGCTGGGTTCAAGACAACAGGCGGCGACGTCGGATTTGGTTTGCATGGCGTTCTGCACATGCGCAAGAACCAGCGTTTCGGTACCCACATGTGGTATCACGTTGGAGACAATGGATACAGTAGTCCAAACATGACTCTGGACTATGATTTCATTGGCACGTCAGCAAACAACGTCCATATCCTTGCCGGACTTGGCGTGGGCTTTGGCTCTCAAAGTTGGCTCAAGGACAGTGGTGCAGAGTTTAGGATGAACACCTTCATCGCAAGGGCTCAGGCTAGTGTTGGGTTTCGTTCCAAGAGGAACTGTTATCAGATCGGGGCATTCATGAACCTATACGTTCCGGGTGATCAGACGATCAACCGAACAAACGGTACTCAGACTGATGTCCCATTTGCGATCTACCCGACGCTTGGGTTGGAGTTCACTACTTTCTTTGGAGACTTCAAGCCACCAAAGAAGCGTAGCAACAGACGCAGCCGTCGCAACAGGAAGAACAGGTGACACAATACAACAAGCCGCTGGCAGACCGGTCAAAAGTCTGCCATTTTTTCATTATACAGGAGACAAAATGAGAAATCTTATTTGCGTTCTTCCGCTAGCGCTAATGTTTGCGTGCGGGGATAAGGACGAAGACACGGCAGCAGAAGAAGAAACAGCAGTTGAGGACACAGGTGCCGAGCGAGAAGACGGTGACCGTGAAGACGAAGGTGACCGAGAAGATGAAGAGCGAGAAGACACCGCTAACTCTACTGACACAGCAGCAGAGTAAAAAGGGCGATCTGCCAAATTTTTTCCCCGGTAAAAATTCCAGATTTTCGTCTTTAAATATGCCGCTGGCAGACCGGTAAAAAGTCTGCCGCCATTTTAAAACCCCCAACGTATAAAAGTACTATGACACTAAAAACTAATGACTACGCAATATCAGCGGACGCAAAAGCGATATCTAAAACTATCGACACATTAGCACAAGGATGCAAGCCTGCATCGGTTGTGCGCGAGCTTTATCATAACGCCGAAGACGCCATGATTCGTGGCGGTGTAAGTGAAGACAATCCCGGCGAGATACTTATCTCTCGCGATAGAGAGTATCCTAATAAAATAGTTTTCAGCAACAGTACCCCGGGTGACCCTCTAACAAAAGATATTGCTAAGAGCTGTTTAGCTAGTATTGGATCAACCGGCAATGATGAAGGAGAGAATTTTGGTATTGGAGCTAAAATCTCTTACCTTCCGCGCCACCCCGAAGGGCTTCTGTATAGAACCAGAACAGAACACACACAATTTACCCTATACAAGAATCCCGAAAATATTTATGCCTTAAAGCAAGAGTCCACTGACAGCGGGCCTGCTATTTTTTGTGAGTGCACCGACGATGAATTTCGTTTTACAAACTCGGAGACCGAAGTTGTTCTTATGGGCGCGGCTCCTGAAGTTGACACATGGAAAGAGACTTGCACGGTCACCTCCAAAAGTGGAGAAGAGACGCAGACCGGGTATTCTATTCGTGATTATTTAAATATGAGATATTGGTCCCCGCGATCGCCCCATATCACAACAAAAGTTGAAATCCATGAGTCTGATAAGGATCCTTTCTTTACCCCCATTCGATTCTTGAAAGCGATTAAAGAGTCGAGAAAACTCAACGGCACTCTTGAGGTGGGCGACGGAGTTAAGATTCACTATTACACAACAAACTTTGAAAAGGGCAAAAAGATGGGCTCGCACGTAACTACTGGGTATTACGGTTATGTTTATAATAATGAGGTTTATTACGAGACAGACATCTCCCCAAGTGTCCGCAAGCGTAGGATGGAGAATCTTGGTATCCTTACTCACCACAAGCAAGTTATGATATTAGTTGAATTTCCGACTAGGATGCACATGCGTCCAACTGCCGATAGAACTCGTGTTGTAGACGATAACGGGACTGATGTTGAGTTTTTGCTAAACGATTACGCATCCTATTTTAAAGAAAACATGCCCGAAGATTTGAAAAACTGGATGCAGAGCTTGTACGAGTATAATGAAACTGATGTTGTTCAGGAGGCGGCCAAATATTTTAAAAACAATTCTAATGTATTTAATCTTCCATCAATCAAATCCGGACAAGACGCAGAAGGCTCCTCATCCGACTCAGCCGACCCAAACAACTCAAATGAAAAAGTCGATAAACCACCACGCAAGCGAAAGCGTAAAGCTGCCCGGGCTGGAACTGACAAGCGTTCGAACGGGGGCGCACCAGACTTTCTTGTGGTTGCAGATGAAGACAGCGCCCCGGTGGCATCATTTCCGCTAAAAGCCTACACCATTACAGTTAACACTGAAAGTCTGATTTTTAAGTATTTAGCAGCAGACCTCGCAGATTTCATGCCAGAGGCCAGTACTGAAAACATCACAAAGGGATTATCTGAACAAATTTACTTGCAAGTTTGTGAATACTATGCTATGTTGAATACAGTACACAGAGAAAGCGAATCGGATGATCAGATTGAGGAGCGTATGATGGACAATAGACTTGATGCCATAGCAACCCAATCGACAGCAAAGTTAGCTCAATCTAGAATACGAAATAATCTCAAAAACACTGAAAAAAATCAACAAATAGCGGGCTAAAAAATGAAGACGCCACTGCGATATCCTGGCGGCAAATCCCGTGCCGTCAAACACATCCTACCCCACATCCCCGAAGGTGTCGAGCGAGTTTGCTCGCCATTCTTCGGGGGTGGATCGGTAGAGTTAGCTTTAGCTAATCGTGGTATCCAAGTATTTGGCTACGACAAGATGAAGCAGCTTGTATGGTTTTGGCAGGGTCTATGTGGTGACAACAATAAGTTGGCTGATGAAGTAGAGAAGCTCCGAGAGCAATACCTGATTAGAAACGGTGACATCGTGACAGGATGCTCTAAGGAAGCATTCCATCAGTATCGCGAAGACCTGAAGATAGAAACGTTTATGTTCTCCTACGAGAGAGCAGCAAAATATTACATCATCAACAGGTCCGGATTCTCTGGAGCTACGTTTAGCGGCGGCTGGTCCGAGAGAGCATCTTACGCAAGATTCACTGAATCTTCAGTGCAAAGACTCCGAGACTTTAACGCACAAAAATTTAGAGTGGATTACGCTGACTTTGAAGACGCTATCTTTTACCACCCGAGAGCTTTCTTGTACCTTGATCCACCGTACATGCTAAAGGGTTCTCAGAATTCTTTGTACGGCGTTGATGGAAACTTGCATGATTCGTTTGATCATGAAAGATTGCACGGTATCTTAACAAACAGATCTGGCTGGCTAATGTCCTATAATGACTGTCCAGAAATCAGAGATATGTATAAAGATTATGAAATTGTTGAGGCAGAGTGGTCTTATGGCATGACTAATATATATTCAAAAGAAGAGAAGAAAAAGAAAGCCGAAGAAGGCTACGTTAAAAAACAAAAACAGTCATCTGAGATACTAATTAAGGGGTAATGAATATGAAAGAAATCATAGAAAATTTTAACCGTGCTATGCACGAGTCTAAAAATACTGTCGGCGCCGATATTAATGAAATTACATATGGCTATTATGCTGCTGGCTCTTCATGGGATAATTTTGTAAACGGAGAAGAAGCGCGAACAAAACTAAAAGACAGAATGGAACAAACGTCGCCTGAAGAAATCAAAGACCAGCAAGCCCGAGCGAAGGCTATGCTCGACAGCACAATGGAGTGGGCAGCACAGAACGGATGGGAAGGCAACATTAGTAAAGTTTGGTGGACTGCTAGACCGGGAGTGCTCTCGCAAGCTGTTGGTAAAGAAGTGTCTGCTGGCAACCCAACCGACATACTGTTTCAGTTTGACAACGAAGAGTTCTTAGGTATATCAGCTAAGTCAACAAAGCGCGCCGCGGACATTGGATTTAAGAATCCCGGTGTTCGACCTATCGCCTCTGCTTTGGGTATTGATTTAAACTCTATAGTCGAGAACGAGTCCACGAAAGCTATCTTAGACCTTGACATCCCGCAGATGACAGCAAAAGAAAGAAAGAAGTTCTTGAGGTCCGATGCTGCGTTAAAGTCTGCGGCCGATGAAATTGGTAGAAAGATACTGGGAATGTTAAGGGATAGTCTGTATGCACATTTGGATACAATGGACGATGACGACATTCGTAATCACATTTTAGAATATTGGATGGATGCAGGCGCAAACTATCCTTACTACATTAAGGTAACCGGTCGCGGCACAGATAAGAGAGGCTATACCGCCACTGTATCCGACCCAATCAAGAACGAAAAATATAAAGCATTGATGTCAGAAGAAATCACTGTGAGCAAAGTTGGCTCTGACTCAATTGGGATCACCGCTGGGGGAAGCAGAATTATGAAGATGAGGTTTAAATACGAATCTCAGAAACTTGCCTCTAGTCTAAAAATGTCTGGCGATCCTTGGAAATAGTTGTTGACAAGCATCATCGGCTATGATATATTAGTATTAATTAACAGGAGGGCGAATGCCTAAAAAGAAGACAGCGAAAGCTAAAGCGGGAAGGGTATCCATTCAGGATCTAATGTCGCTTGTAAATAAAAAAGCTGGCAGAAATGTCGCACATGATTTAACTGGCGACAACCCGACGTCAGTTAAAGAATGGATCCCAACCGGCTCGCGCTGGCTGGATTCGATTATCAGCAAGGGTCGTGTCGCTGGCATTCCAGTAGGGAAAGTAACAGAGATTGCAGGACTTGAATCAACGGGTAAATCATATATGGCCGCGCAGATCGCAGCAAACGCCCAGCAACAGGGCAAGCTTGTTGTATATTTTGATTCCGAATCAGCAATCGACCCAAGTTTTTTGGAGCGTTCTGGGTGCGATCTAGACCGCTTAATGTACGTCCAAGCATCCTCTGTTGAGTTTGTCTTGGAGACAATCGAAGAACTTCTTGGCGCGACGGATGAAAAGTTAGTTTTAATCTGGGATTCGCTGGCGTTTACACCATCGATTTCTGATGTTGAGGGTGACTTTAATCCGCAATCTTCGATGGCAGTGAAAGCTCGCATTCTCGCCAAGGGCATGTCGAAGCTGACAATCCCTCTGGCAGATAAACAAGCAACCTTTATCGTTCTCAACCAGTTGAAGACGAACATTCCACAGGGACCAAACGCACGCATTGTTGCGATGACCACTCCCTATATCACACCCGGTGGTAAGGCTATGCACTATGCTTATTCTTTACGCATCTGGTTAACCGGACGAAAAGCAAAGTCCTCATTCATTGAAGATGAGAAGGGCTTCCGAATCGGCTCTGAGGTCAAGATTAAGCTTGAGAAGTCTCGCTTTGGCACACAGGGTCGTTCTTGTGCTTTCCGTATTCTTTGGGGTACTGATGAGATTGGTATCCGAGATGAGGAAAGCTGGTTTGATGCGATTAAGGGCTCAGAAAGCTTAACTTCAGCAGGGGCATGGTATACATTAGCTACCCCAGATGGATATAGTAAAAAATTCCAACCATCAAAGTGGACGGATTTAGTTACCAACGACAGTGAATTTAAAGAGCGAGTAATACGTCTAATGGATGAAGAAATTGTTCAGAAGTTCGATAAACGTGAGGGAACCGCAGATGCATTCTATGCAGACCCGGAAGATCTCACAGTTCCAGTAAAAGAATAAAGAGGGAGAATAATACAATGATTAGCTTACTTACACTAATGCTCTTAAGTCCAATGGATGTAGCAGAAGCGCATCCCGGACACACACGACATAGAAATAGGCCACGTCCGGTACGCGTACAGCGCAACCGACCTATTCCGCCACTGGCTGCACGCCCAGGACACGATGTTACTTATCGCGCAAATCACTGGACATACCCGCATAGGCAGCTAAACTATATTTGGAAGTGGAATGTTGGGTACTATGATCTTAGAGGTAGATGGGTACCCGGCTCCTGG